AGCTTTGCAGGACGCTTCGAGGTTCGTTGGCGGGTGGATCACTTTAGAAGCAGGAAAAGAAGTCCGTGCTCGAAAAGAGGTTATTGAGAGTCTTCGGCGTCAAGGACTAGTGAGGTAATTGTGTGGCAACACTTGAGCAAGTTGTCGATGCAATCCGGGTTAAGGTCTCGGACTATGCACAGCCAAGAAAGTTTGACATAAGCTATTACGAAGCTGCGATTTCCTTTGCTCTAAGTAAGCTAAGTCACGATTTCCACGAAGAGTATCTCACCATAGCCGATGTTCCCTATGATCGGGAGTTCCTCCTGATTAAGCTCGCCACCATCGAGATGTGCTATACTCGGTCGCAGTCCGTACAGCAGTCTGATTTAGACCCAGATTCAGACGACGATTTCGGACCGGTCACTTCGGTTCAAACTCCCGATTTGATGGTGATGAAGCGCGGGGAATCCAGTGAGGACACCGCTTCTAGATGGCTTCGGATTGCCGCAGATTTACAAGCTGAGTATGACGACGAGTTGCGTAACTCCGGGGGGTCAGCTTTTGTCGCCGAAGTCGTAGTTGATACGGTTAATCGTAAGTCGATGAAGACCGGGGGGCTTGCAAGTAGAAAGCTGGATATGGGGCTGCCGGCGGTAGCGCTGTCGGCTGTAGTTGAGAGTAATACTGTGGCACTTACTTGGGGTAAGCTGTATAGCGATTTGTTTCAGCAGTATGAGGTGTATCGTGCCACTTCGATTACTTTTAGTGATAAGCAGCGCATTTCTGTAATCTGCGATAATCATGAAGTTGAGTATCTTGATACCGGACTTCAGCCAGGGACGTATCACTATCGGGTGTATACGGTTAATCCAAACCTAATAAAAACCCCGAGCAACAGTGTAACCATAGAGGTAGTCTGATGGTAACCGAGTCCCTTGCCCAACGGTCAGCGGATGTGGTTATTAGAAGATACCGAACATCCATCATTTTGGTTAGGAAGTATGTATCCTCCGGAGTTCCGGACAGATTTGGTCAAGCTATTCCTGTTTATGCCACCGGATTAGATGTTGTTGGGCGGGCGATACACCACCCCACCAAGGAGCAAATATCGTTTATTGGGGATGCCGAGAGATACGGAGCCGCATTTCTGTTTAGTAGGTTAGAACTGTTGCGGAAGTTTCCGGGGTTGGCCGAGGGGAAGTGGATAACCACCTATGACCGGATTGTGTGGAACGGCAATGATTATAAGCTTGAAAAAGTTCAGCCTACGGGGCAAGTAGGGCGAACGTTTTCACTTGTAATAGCTTTGGGGAACACCCCGGAAGGAGAACGAGTTCCATGACAGACCCGTTTTATGGAGATTGGATGCAGCTTTCGGCCATGGTTCGTCGGGGGAAGTCCCCCAAGACGATTGGTGTGGCCTCCAGAAAATTGGAGGCGTTGGGAAATGAGGTACGAAGGTCCATAAGGGGGCACATACGAAAGCAGGATTTGGATTGGGGACCTCTAGTCTCAGCGAGCATTAGGAGGAAGGGGTTTGATAAAATTTATGTGAGTCGGGGGGCTTATATGAAGTCTATCACGGTGGATGTTACGAAAACAGATATTGGAGCTGAGGTTGTGGTGTCTCCGGAAGGGGAGCATTATTCTGGGTTGGATATGAAGACTTTGGCGCATTATTTGGAGTACGGTACGAAGAAGATGATATCTCGTCCTTTGTGGCGTCCTGTATTTTCTGAAGTTGAAAGCATGCGCACATCGAGTAAGCTAATAAAGTCTGTTGGTTCGTATGTCTTGACAGGGATGGAATAGATGAGTTTGTCGGTTAGTCAGGCAGCGTTTGAGATAGCACTGATAGGTCGGTATTCCGGGTTCACAATGGATGTTCTAGGTGTGCCGACAGGGGTACCGGTGTTTTTGGAAGCGCCTTCTGATGAACTGATAACGGACAGAGTTTTTCCTTCGGTTTCAATCAGGTATCTAGGGGAAGATGAAGCTTCTGACTTGAGGGAATCTTCAGATAAAGATGCCGAGGAAGTCGATTATGACGATTCTGTGTTTCCTCCAGAGCGGGTTATGCGGGGGACCTCCGACCCGATACGTTTGAGGTACTCTATAGATACTTGGCATAAAGACCGGGCCGCAGAGGACCAGGTGCTTTATCATGAAATGCTTAGGCGACGCACCCCTAGTCGAGGGCACATTTCTGTTTTGAATTTGGATAGCGAACCGGTTGATTTATGGCTGTTCAAGGTTAATGGGAGTTTAGCAACTCATGACTATGAAGACATCGATACCTATGTTTATCATAAGAGCATTACGGTAGAAACGCTTGTGTACTTGGCTGAAGTTGAGTACGATGATGTTGTAAGGGAAAAGGTTGTAGAGGAGGTTCATTGGGAAGTGCAGTCGAGGGGAATGGTATTGGGGTCTAAGGGGATGTTGGTTGGGGTTGAAAGTTCAAAAGACGTTACGGATGTTGATATGGTCGTAACGGAAGATAGTTTAGAACGGCTTTAAAACAAGCCTCCCTTTAAGTATCATCAGTCACGTGGGAGGGAATGAGTTGAGGAGAAAGCAATGGGATATTACACGAGACCTGATGTTTACGTTGAGGAGTTAAGCAGCGCAGAGGGTCCGGTTCGGTCTGCCCAGACGGGTCGAGGCGGAATGCAGGCGATTACGTACAAGGGACCGGCGGGAGTCCCGATTCGTACACGAAACTTTGAAGCTTGGAAAAAGATTTTCGGCGGATATGAGGAGCGGAGTGATGCCGCATATGAAGCTGAGAGTTTCTTTAAAGAGGGGGGTTTCGAGCTGATCACCGTTCGGCAGGCGCATTATGCCGATTTGAGTGACAAGACTTCCGTTGCTGGGGCAGCATCGTTTCGGATGCATAAAACGGCCGGTGTGGCAGCAACGCCGGCTACAAAAACCAGCTTAGTAGGGCCGTTCAACATTAGGCTAGGAGGGGATGTTAACTTCACGTTCGAGGTTGGCGGTAGTGGTAGCTTGACCGCAGAGGTAGTGGCTTCACCAGGGTATATTACGTGTACCTCTTCTGAAGGGACCAATCAGGATGGGTTAACGCTTGAAATTTCAGTCAATTCTGGGCCGGTTCAAACTATTATTCTGAGTGGAGTAGCCATTACATACCAAGAAATCATAAATCAGGTGAACTCTCAAATCATAGGAGCTGCTTGTGTTGCAGGTTTGGGTTCTGCGCCGGTTATCGGTTCTGATCGTTATGGGGCTTCGAGTTCTATAGACATCGTTGGGGGTACTTCTACTTTGACTTGGGATACTTCAAGTATGACTGGAGCCGGCAATGTGGCCGACGACTCTGCGGTTACAGCCACAGAAATGAAAGTCATATTGGATTCCACCCCCACTTTTACAACCTACGGGGTTGCACAAGTCAACGCTGACGGGTCTTTCACGATAAGCTCGGTCGATACCGGGGCGGCTGTTGCCCTTGAGTTTACCGATGCAAACACCACTTTTGGATTTTCGGTTGAAACGCTCAACGGAACCGACGATGGGGCGACCTTCGACACACTCAAGGTGAGTGCTGGGTATCATGGGTATCTGTCCCCCGGGCTGTCCGGGGATTTGCTGAAGACCAAAGCAGTTCCAAATCCATTCGTTATTTCAGGGGGCGCCGGTCATGATTTGGCCGCGAACATTACCATTGGAGACACCGCAATTCAGGTTGAGTCCATAAGCGGGATTAACGAAAACACCGTTCTTACGGTGTCCGATGGTACGCATACGGAGCAGAAGATTGTTTCGGGTACGCGTACGGAAATCAGTGGAAGTACTATAAGCTATTTCGTGGACGTTTCCAGTGCGTTTACCTACGGGTATACCGATGGAAGCACCACCATCCATTCGAATGAGTTTGACCTCTATATCTACGAGGGGACCAAGGAAGTCGAGCGGTGGGAAGGTTTGTCCATGCTCGATACGGCTGACAACTATGTCGAAACCATCGTGAACGATGAAAGCATCGGGTCGGTGTATGTAGTTGTCGAAGACCAAAACGCAGTTCCACCGGGAGTTGGTTTGGATACCCCAGCGGAAGATACGGCCGCGGTATCTCTAGCGGGTGGTGCGGACGAAACGTCTGGAATTGTAGACCTCGATTGGGTGGGACTCGAGTCCGGGGGTACTGGACTGTACGCTTGGGATACGGTGAATGAGTTCATGCCGTTCTGTACCGTGGGGGAAATCAGCCCAATCGTGGTCCATATGGCGGCGCTTTACGCGAAGAGTCGGATTTATATGGAGTACTTGACCTATCTTGAGGCAGGTCTCTCGGGGTCGGCAGCTGTCAGTTATCGGAACGGCACTTTGGGTGTCAATTCGGATTGCTCCAGTCTGTACGCTGGTGGAATTCAGGTATTCGATCCGGTTGGTTCCGGGTCCAATCCCAGACGAAACCTCGCGGGGATGGGTGCGATGATGGCTATTCGAGCCAGGGTTGACTCATTGCCGGGAGACGGTGGTGGACCTTGGGAGGCTCCGGCGGGAGAAGGCGACTATGGTACGGTGAACTACGCTCTAGACGTCGTGACGGAGTACAAAGATTCCGAGACAGGCGGGATGAACGAGGCCGGAATCAATGTCATCCGGAAGTTCGGGAGTACAAGTCCGGTTACGGTTTGGGGATGCAGAACGCTGTCCACAGACCCGAACAGGCGATTTTTGTACATTAACGTACGAAGGTTTTTCCAGTTTGTGGAGAAGTCGATTGCAGATTCCACCCGGTGGGCCGTTCATCGAAACAACAATTATAAGTTGTGGGCAAAACTTACCGACAAGGGGGATGATTTCTTGAGTTCTCTTTTGGTTCGGGGGGCCTTCCCCACGAGGGTCAAGGAGCTGGCGTTCTTTATCGATGTGGGGACGGCGAACGGAGTCATGACTCAAGAGGATATTGACGCAGGTAGAGTGAAAGGAAGAATCGGCATGGCGGCTAACAAACCGGGTGAATTCCTGATTTGGGAGTTCACTCAGTATGATAGCGGTTGGGCCATTTCTGAGTGAGGATAGGATAGCTAAACAAGGAGGGCGTGATGCCAGATCCGTATCGAAATTTTAAGTTTGAGGTTGAGATTGACGGTTTTGTTCGGGCGGGATTTTCTAAAGTTTCCGGGTTAAGTCGGACCACTGAGGATACCGAGTACCGAGAGGGTGGGGAGAATGAAACCCCCCACAAGCTCCCGGGTCAAACTTCGTTTTCGGACGTCACCCTAAGCCGCGGGGTTTCGGATGACGAAGATTTTCAAAACTGGAGCGATACCATCTTCAATGTAGACCAGGTGGATGGTGAACAGGGCGATGAAAACTTCCGAAGAACGGTGGTGGTCTATCTCAAGAACAAAGCCGGCGAGCGGGTTATCAAGTGGACCATTCTTCGAGCCTGGCCAAAAGAGTTCTCGACGGAAGATCTCGATGGTGCGGGGAATGACGCCTTGATTGATAATCTCGTTTTGGTAAACGAGGGAATAAAACGCGAGCGTCTCTAGGCCGCGTAATTTACAATAGTTATTATTGTTTCAACAAGTAGGAGATATAGCACGATGAGTTACTCTTCCAACAACGACTATCAAGACAGTTTGGATTCGACGGCTTCCGATTGGGAAGTGGACGACAGCGAAGAAGTTGAGTTTGTTCCAGACGATACTGTGGAGCTCCCAGTAGGGATACGAAAGGACGGACAGGTTTATCGAACGGTCGTTATCGACGAGCTTGGGGGTGTTGACGACCGTCTGGTTGCGGATTCGAAAGTGCGGGGCAACGGGGCGAAGGCGATGTCTCTAGTGATATGCCGGTCGGTGCAAGAAGTCCCCGGGTTGCTAAAGCAGAAGCAGAATCCGGATAAGATGTTCAACCGAGAGTTTGCCCGGGCGATGACGGAGATTGATCGGGTATTCTTGATTACGCGCATTTTCATGCTGTCCGGACGAAACGAGTCTGCGTTTGTGGGGACTTGTAGGCACTGTAAAAAGGTGCATTATGAGAAGGTGTATCTATCGAATCTTCAGGTCGATAAGTGGCCGGACGACAAGCCACCAGAGATTGAGTTTCATTTAAAAGGAGGGTTCAAGGAAAGGAAGGATAACGGTGAGTACATTTATCATCGAGATGGGGTTTTAAGCTTTCCTACGGGGAAGACTTCTGAGTTGATCGGAAAGGTCACAAACGAAGCGGAGGCTTTGGACAGTATGCTCGCTTCCTGTATCAAGAATGTGGGTACTTATGGAAGGGTGGATAGTTCCATGGCTCAGGCGTTAAAGAAGACTGACCGTGAAGAGTTGCTATATTCAC